TAAGTGTACATGACCTTTTTCAGGTTGCAGCTTTTTGCAAAGCCTCCCCAGATACCATGTACACAATATACCATTGCAAGAACTCTTTGTCAAACTCCTTTCTTTTATATTGATTTTGATATAGCGGACAATTATTTATATTTAGATTTTAAAAATTCAATATATTCCACAGCTTTTTGCATATCCTCCTTTGAAATTCCACGTGATGCGGAGAATAATAAACGAGCCTCTGGGCGTGTACGTAGATATTCTGCATATTCTGCAGTTTCAGGATCTACATAGTAACCTTCGGACTGATTAGAAGCTGTGTCATCATAACCAATAAGCCAAACTGGACTTACATTTAATGCCTCTGCAATAATTGATATTTTATCTTGTTTTGGTTCATATTTTCCATTTAACCAATCGGAAATTGATGATGAACGAATACCTGTCATTTTAGATAAATCTGCTTGACTTAGATTGCGTTTTTGTAGAATTGAGTTTAAACGTTCTATAAATTTCTCTTTCATTTTAAGTTCTCCTAAATATCTATCGACACAGTCATTATATACGGAAAAGCGAATAAAAGCAAGTATAAACTAAATTTAAACACGGAAAAGCGTTGACATCAATTTAATACTAGGTTATCATTAAAGCACGGAAAGCCGTATATATAAAAGAGGTGATAGAATGGCTTTTAATTATGACTATCTTAGAGGATTTATTAAAGAAAACTATGGAACAATAAACAAGTTTGCAGAATTCTTAGGCATTGGTACTACTCAAATATATGAAAGACTTGGAAATAGAGTTCCATTTACACAGAAGGAAATCGACAAGGTGGCAAATGAAAGCAAAGCTGAACCATTACCACCACAAGAGATTTATCGTCTTTTTTTTACAAAATAAGCACGGAAAACCGTGTAAATTATAGAGGTAATAAAAAAGTAAAGGGAAGTTAGCAAAGAAAATATCAGAGAGGTGAATCAAATGGAAAAATAAAAAGCCACTAACAAAGTTAGTGGCAATAGATAGGATATTGGGCGCTCGTGGATAGATTATTGGTAATGCTCCTCACCATCTATGCGTTGCACCTTACAAAGCATACGAGGCATTTACTTTGTCTTGGCTCAAGGTTGTCCTGTTGCAGCAGGAGATTCCTTGAATTCACCCAATTTGCAATTAGTAATTACTTACTAATGGGACGTGTAAACATCCTTTCCTAAACCAAAATCACGTAATCGAGAAATACCAGAAGCTTTCTCTAATTGAAGCATTGGGCTATTAGCTACATTTTGTGCTAACGCTAAAGCTCCTTGTGTTTGAGCATTAAGGGTAAATTCTTTTGCAAGTGAAGTTTTTGCAGAAGATTGAATCATAGAAATAACTTTATTTGTATTCTTAAGAATTTCTAATTGTGGTTGAACCACCAAGATGTTATCGTAAAGGCTTTTTATCCTTTACATCTACTTGTTACCAAGTAGTTCAGCATATGTCATTATCCTATCAAAAATTATTATACATGAATAAATAATGAAAATAAAACAAAGAGGTGAAATCAAATGAAAGAAATAAAAGCCACTAACAAAAGTTAGTGGCAGTAGAGAGGAGGTATAAAAATGGAAAAATATGTAGGAAGAATACATACAAAAGAAGATACAGAAAAATTAGGGTATCAAAATGAATATATAAGAGTTGGATCATCGGAGGAGGGCTTTTGGTATTATTTACCATTCATTGCTGTACTGATTTCTTCTTTTTCATTAGGCGTATCAGTAGCATTTTGGCTATTTAAAATTTTATGAAAATTGGATAAATCGTAATGAACTCTGTAGAACTTAAATTTTTTTCTATTAGATGTTGATACAGATGAGCGATGCCATGGTAACCAAGCGTATTGAGGAACTTTAAATTCTATGGAGACGCCCTCTTCAATAGAAATATTTTTATTAAGAACAATCAAAATGGGCAACTCTAAACAACTTCCTGATGTGATGGGACCACAGCGCGATTTAGGCAAATCAATAACGAAATTTTCCAAAGCTCTTGGTCCGAATGGACTAATTAATAAAGAAGGCTTGTTTTTTAATAAAGGAAGACTAGATAAAGTGCAAAGGAAATGGTTTTCGTTTGTTTTAGGATTATAGGCTCGTAAATCAAAATAAGAGCTATTGGCAGTACTAGCATTCACGATGATTGCAGTTGTAAAAATTGCATATCGATTAGGCGAATCTTCAAAAATATTATCAGCAGCTTTTATGTTTTTTGTGACATCTAATGCAAAACAATTGGCATCAAAATCAACCGTTATTAATCTTATTTCTCGTAAATATGAAAGTAGAGAAAGTAATAAAGCAGCTAATGAAATGATTACAGTAATAAAATCCATATTTTCACATCCTTTCAAGGTGATTATACAAATAAATAATTAAAAGTGCACTAAATGTACGTGAATATTTTGTAAAAGGAGATAACTATGAATAAAGAGTCATTATATGAATTATGTTCAATGTGCTTATGGATTTTAGCATTAGGTATATCCTCTAGCATAAGTTTATTCATTCTTGTGTGGACGGTTCGACTAGCATTTAGCGCCTAGGAGGTACCTATGAATAAAATATGTATCACAGTAGCGGAAGCAGCAGAGCTTGCCAGTGTACCGGAAACTGTAATCCGAGAATGGGCGCAAGACTTTGACTTTCCGTCTATGAAAATTGGTAAGCGTGGAGGTAAACGCCTTATCCACGTTGAGTCGTTTAATGCTTGGCTAGCGAAACGGTGCCAGGCACGAATAGGAGAGTAGAAATGATGAAAGTAATTTATGCAATTCGTATTATTGCAGCCATATTGGTAGTTGGTGCAGTTGGTTCTATGGATATTGATCATATCGATTTATGGACAGGGTTTTGCCAGGGACTACTAGGCATTACTCTTTGGTTACTCACAGGTTACTGGTTAGATGATATCCATGAGTTAGAAAATGAAAAAGTCCGCTAATAATGGCCTAGGAAACCATAGCGGACTTGGTAGAGTAGTCGCTTAAATACTCTACCTGTATTGTACAAAATATAGGAGATAAACACAATGAACAAAACAGTATTAATGACAGCAACAATCGCATCTTTAGCAGTAAACGTATTTGCAGCTGATAACAATTTCATCGGCGGCACAGATAACACCATTTCCGTAAATTCTAAAAGTTCAATGGTAACCGGGTTCCAAAATCACATTGATGCGAACAATGCATTCGCATTTGGTACTGATAATACAGTTACAGGTGAGAATGGGTTCGCAGGTGGTAACAATGCAACTGCAGCAGGTCGCAATAGTTTTGCATTTGGCTCGCATGCAGAAAGCCTAGTTGAATACACCATTGCAATGGGTAACCAAGCGCGAACAAGTGCTTATAATACTATCGCTATAGGTAACGGCGCCTATGCAAATGGTGAAAGTACGGTTGTTATTGGACGTACAAACACAGTCAATGCTGAAAATGCTACAGTGATTGGCTCAAATAACGGAACAGTCGCAAGTGGCCAAGGTGTAGTTGTTGGTTATAACAACAAGGCTCAAGGCTCCAATAAAGAAATGTTGGCTTTTGGTTCTAACAATACTGTTCAAAATCAAGGAGCTACGGTTTTAGGCTCTCACGGTCAAGCGGTGGCAGTAGATAGTTTGGCACTCGGTAATAATACCGTAGCTGATGTGCAAAACTCTGTAGCGTTGGGAACTAACTCAACTACAGAAGAAACAGTATCTACCAATCATATTTACATCAATGGTGAGAAATACGATTTTGCCGGCGGTGTAGCGAACAGCACGGTATCTATTGGAGCTAATAATAAAGCTGGTAATGGTGGTGTTCAAAACTATAAGCGAACACTAACCAACGTGGCAGCAGGTAGAGTAGATGGTACATCTACCGACGCAATCAACGGCTCTCAACTTAATGCGGTAATTAATGCTCTTAAATTTACTACTGTTGCAGAAGGAACAAATACAACGGTTACACAATCAACAAATATTGATGGTGGTAAAGAGTTCGCGGTTCATGTGAATAAAGACTTAGCTAACATGAATTCCGTTCAATTTGGCACGGTTAATGATCCACAACGTAACTATACTGGCAGAAATGGTAGTCATGTATTTAACGGAGAAATTAACTCTAATTACGGTGCTAATGGGTTTAAAGTAGAAAATACAGATAATTTAGACAACGCTCAATTCAATATGGATGGCATGGTTGCTGATAACAACGGCAAACACATTGAATTAACAACTAAAAAGATTACAGTTGGTAATCAACAAATTCATGACGTTGCGGATGGAGTTGCGGATACTGATGCGGTTAATATGCGTCAACTAAGAGCGCAAAACCAAGTAGACATGGCTCAAATTAACCAAACCAATGCACGTCTAAATAAATTAGGCGCAAGTTCCGCAGCATTGGCCGGATTACATCCGCTTGACTTTAATCGTAATGATAAAGTCAGCTACGCGATTTCTTACGGTCATTACCGCAATAGTAATGCTATAGCGCTCGGCGTATTCGCTAGACCTAATGAACGTATCATGTTAGGCTTCGGCGCTACACTAGGCGCTGAAAATCAATATAATCTAAGCCTCTCATTTAAGACTGGCAAAGGCTCAGATTACATTCAAGAGGCAAAAGATAAAGATAGCCGTATTTCTAAATTGGAAACACTTGTTCAACAACTTATTAAAGAAGTAGAACTTAGTAAACAATCAAAATGATGAATGGTGCAGATTTATATAGTTATTTACAAGATAAACAATTAGAACTCAATAAAGCATTGCGTTTAGCCAAAGATAGAGGAATTGATTTGGCAAATGCTGAGTATGCTTATAAAAAGGCCAAGGCTAAATTTATAGCATCGGCCAGATTGGAAAAAGTAGCAGTTACATTAATACGTGATCTAGCACAGGGAGATGAATATATTGCTGAGCTTAGATTAAGAAGAGATACCGCTAAGGTACTTTATTTAAATGCACAGGAAGCAATTAATGTATTCAAACTACAGTGCCGATTAGTAGAATCACAACTAAAACGGGAGTGGCAAGATGGATAACTGGTACAACCAATTAACTAACATGGAATGCCCAATATGTGGAAAACCAATACATTGTGCAATTGTATGTCACAAAGAAAAGAAGCGTGTATGTGATACATGTTGTAGTGAGTGCCAATACCTAATGAGATATCAAGGCGAATGGCATTGTGAATTTAATAAATAAAAAACCGCCGTGTTATAGCACGGCGGTCATTAAGTAGTTATATGAGAATATAACCATAAATAATCCTATTTATAGTTTACCTCATATATAGAGAAATGTCTAGTAAAAATGCGGTTTCAAATGCATTTGTGGGACTCGATAGATATATTAACAACTCGACATAAGGGGTAAATAAATGCGTAGGAGAACAGTAATAGAATCGAAGAATATCAGAGAGGTTACAGATTCAATCACGGGTAATTCATATCTAGGTAAAATAGGAAAAAAATTTAGAAGTGAAAAACAACATGTAACACCTGAAATGATTCGTAAAAATAACATACGTATTGCTGAAAAGAAATTAAGATTATTAATCGATATGAATTTTATAGAAGACGATTATTATCTAACACTGACATTTCGAGATGATCCTGATGAAACTGAAGCAAAAAATAGGATGACTAAATTTATTAGAAGATTGAGAGCAAGATTTAAGAAAGAAAATGAGCCTTGTAAATATATTTATATTATGGAACGGCAAGGCAAAATACACTTTCATATGCTACTTAATCAAGGCATTCGATTAAATACTAAAATTCTAAAACAGTTATGGGAATATGGCTATACAAAAATTGAGTACTACAGAGGGGAAGCAGAAGATGCTATAGGGTTGGCTAAGTACTTTATGAAAGAGCGAAAATCTGACATTGATCATAATGATGTACAGGTAAGAAAGAAATGGGTATCTAGTACTAATCTTGAAAAGCCAAAAGTAAAGAAAAAGACACTAAAGGCTACAGAGTGGCGTAAGGATATTAAAGTACCTAATGGATATTACTTAGATAAAGATAGTGTCTATGAAGGGGTAAATAATTATGGATTTCCATTTAGAACATATAGGCTAATTCGATTACCTGATTGGAGGGGAGAATATGAACAGAGAAAATCGACTAAGGCCCTGTCCGTTTTGCGGGAATAAACATATGAGGATTATGACAGGGATAAAAGTAGGGTTAAAACATCATATGGTGGCATGTGATAAATGTGGAGCCGTCACTCATTTTGAAGAGTGGCCATTGTACTTAGATTGTGAAAAGGCATGGAATAAAAGGGCGGATAATTAATGGAAAACAAATATAGAGGGATTGTATTTATTCCTAGAGCAACTGGAGAAGCAATTATAAACGCATATGCAATGAATGCATGGAATGATACAGGAAAGTATATCTATTTTACAGAAGCTGGGATATCTGTAGGGATACATACTACAGATGATGGAATATACACAAATTCATTTATGGATGTAGCTATATGTGCTGCATGGCTAAATGGGGAAATATCAGTTACTGAATTAGAAGAAGTAGATGGCATCTATACAAATAGTATAAAGGAGAAGAAATGAACACTGTTAATTTAATGGGCAATCTAGCGAGAGACCCAGAAGTAAGATATACAAAGACTGGTAGAGCAGTAGCAACATTTACAATAGCTGCAAGTAATACCTATATTGATGCTAATACAAAGGAAGCAAAGGAGCAAACGGCATTCGTCAATTGTGTAGCATGGGGAACATTAGCAGAAGAAATAGGGACTTTGCGAAAAGGAAATAAATGTTTGGTACAAGGCAGAATTCAAACACGATCATATGAAACTCAAAATGGTGAAAAGCGATATGTAACAGAAGTGGTCGCAAGTTTTGTAGGGGCCGCATTAAATGGTGGACATAATGAACCATCGAACTTTGATAATTTCAATAATGATGAACAAATACCCTTTTGATAAGGGCAATGCAGAGATATTGCCAATGGAAAAGAAACGAAATAAAGCCCTAGAAAGGGCAGAAAGGTTGATGCGGTAATGGCAAGACCAAAGGATATGTTTTTAAAAGCTAAAACATGTAAGCATGCAGTAAAGTTTACAGGTAATCAAGGCTTGTTTGTAAGGACTACATGTAAATGTCCTAATAAATTAATGCTGCCGGTGCCGGATAAAAGAGGAATTAGAGTAAAAGTACCATATATCATGGCTAAGAAATGCATAAATTGTAAGGGATATATTGATGCTAGAAAAGTAAAGGAGAAAAGAAAATGAGGTATACAATAACAAAATTTAAAATGGAAAGCGGTAAATTTGATATTACTTATACGAAATACGTACAAGGAATGGATGAGCAGCATTCTTTGAAATCGTATGAAAAGCCAAGACCAGAATTCAAGGAAGCACATGTCACAATGAAAGCATTATTACTATCCAAGTTTGGAGCATTTAAATTTGCTCAAAACATGGTAGCTGTATCCGGAATTGAATTTAGATATGGTGGTAAAGATTTCTTCCCAGATGAAGTATCTGGCATTAAAGTAAAGGGATATCTACGTAACAAAGAAAGCGAAGTATGTGTATTTAGCACTAAATGGCTAGATGTTAATAAGGACTTAGCCGAAGACATTAATCTAGTTCTAGGTGAAATTGAAGCATACATTGAAGGAAAACGTGCGCAAGCCAACCTATTTGATGAAGAACAACAAGCCAATGGTAATACTGACACCAGTGATGCGGGGATCATTGGTGAAGATGATGATTTAGATATGGATGATGCGGATGATATTGCACCATATGAAAACAGTCCATTTAATAGAGCTGCGAGGGGATTAAATTAATGAGTAAGAAACTTATCTATGTAGCCCATCCTTATGGTGGGAAGAAAAGCAATAGAGAAAAGATAGATGTAATCATGGGGGATTTAGTTTTAAATGATACCAGTCATGACTATGTTTCTCCAATTCATAACTTTGGATATGTATATCTGACTGGTGATGATTACCAAAGGGGATTAGATATTTGTTTAAGTCTACTTGGACAGTGTGACATTTTAGTGTTGTGCCCAGAATGGGAATCTAGCCGTGGTTGTAAAGGTGAATTTGAATATGCTCAAAAGCATGGTAAGGCTATATTCAAACTAGATGAATGGAAGGCATTAAATAGAATATGAATATATGGGGGCTATTCGATAGTGGCAATAGTTGCTATAAGAAAGCTGTATATGAATATAATTCTCAATGGGGGGGCAACACCATATTACAAGCATAGGTATAGATAGAGAAAATAAAAATAGTAATTTTATAAATCAAGATTTAGCTATCAATACCTTGTTTGATGATAAAGCTTTGTTTGAAAAGTTAGACATGTTGGATAGGCCAGATGTAATTCTAGCCTCTCCACCATGTGAGAGTTGGAGTATTGCAAGCGCCATGAAAAATGGAAATGCATGCTGGAAGAAAGAATTTAATACAGCAACATCATTATTTGGAGATATTCAAGCATCAAGCAAATTTACTATAAGAGAGCATAGGGATTATGAAAGGTATCAATATAAATATGGGAAATCATTTCTTACCAGAATAAATGGTGAAATGTGTACATATAATATGGTGCAGATAATAGAGAGATATAAACCAAAGATATTTATCATAGAGAACCCTATGCAATCTAGAATATGGGACTATTTAGAGGATGTAATAGGATTTAAATTACCACATAAGAATAGAACTTATTACAGTGATTATGGTTATATCATTCAAAAGCCAACAATTTTTGCAAGTAATATAAATCTTGGCTTACGGAATAATAAAACTGCTACAAAGTTAGCATTTAAAGATATTAAATCCAATGGGAATGGTCGTTATAATGAGAGGTCCAATATACCCAATGAATTAATCTTTGACATGATAAGAAAATGTGAAAGGAAGCTTAATGAAAGTAGAATTATTTAATGATAATTTTAAGAACTACAAAAGGTATGGCATACCCAAGGCACAACTTGTAATAGCTGATATTCCCTATAATTTAGGGGGGGCAGCATATGCAAGTAATCCTATGTGGTATATAGGTGGCGATAATAAAAACGGCGAAAGTAAGAAAGCAGGAAAGGCATTTTTTAATACAGATCATAATTTCAATATTGCAGAATACTTTCATTTCTGTAATCGCCTATTAAAGAAAGAGCCAAAAGAGAGGGGCAAGGCTCCATGTATGATTGTGTTCTGTAGCTATGAACAGCAAGCGATGGTAATTGAATATGCCAAGAAACATGGGTTTAAGAACTATATACCAATCTCTTTCATCAAGAATTATTCAGCACAAGCATTAAAAGCAAATATGCGTGTAGTGGGCGCTACAGAATACGCCCTAATTTTATACCGAGATAAATTACCAAAGTTCAATAATAATCACAAGATGATATTTAACTGGTTTGAATGGCGTAGGGATAACAAAAACATTATTCCCAAAATCCATCCAACACAAAAGCCTGTATCAGTATTAAAGAGATTGATAGAAATCTTTACTGATGAAGGTGATGTAGTAATAGATCCTGTGGCAGGTAGTGGCGCAACATTAAGAGCCGCTATGGAGTTAGGACGTAGTGCATATGGGTTTGAAATATCAAAAGATTTCTATAGTAAGGCGAAATCAGAAATGTTAAGCGATGTAAAAACACAAACAAGTTTATTAGAATATTGTGAATAGCAGGAGACGGAAAGAGATGCAAATGAAATGTCATAGGTGTGATAGATTATTCACACCAGTAGGGTCAGAAAAGCATTGTCCTGATTGTATAGCAGGAAAGCCAATACCAAAGAAGAGAACAGTAGCTGAGGTAAGGGCAGAAATAAAAGCGAAGCGTGATGCGGAAGAGGCAAAGAAATATAAGTACGAACGGTACTGTATATGTTGCGGTAAGAAATTCTATACAAATAAAACCAACCGGGTAATATGCAGTGATTATGATTGTGAAGAGAAAATGCGTATAGAACGGTTGCAAACTAATAGAGCAAGATATAGGGCAAATGCAAAACAAAAAAGAGCTAAATAAGCTGGTATAAGGATGTAAGACATGACGGAAGAGGAAATGCAAAAGAAGTTAGGAAAGCATTTATTCTTAAAGAATATAACTATTCCTAATATAACAATGAATGGCGATGGGAGAGGGGAATATGAAGCAGATTTAATCTACTTCAATCTTAAAGCAAGAGTTGTTACTGAAATAGAAATCAAGGTAAGCATTCAAGATTTCAGAGCAGATTTTAAGAAGAAAAGATACCATGATCATTTACATGTAAGCTATTTGTATTATGCAGTACCACAAGACCTGTATGAAGACCATAAGGATGAAATAAAAAGCCTATTAGGTGATGCGGGATTAATAGTGGTCAATACATCTAATAATACAAGAGAAAATGCTAGATACATTAAAAGAGCAAAGAAACGTAACGATGTAAAGGCATTAAATGAAAGTGAAGTTATTAACTATTTGAGACTTGGCTGCATGAAATGGGTGAATCGGTAGTGAACTTTCAGTAAAAAATAGTTATATAAAAAGGGAGATTAAATAAATGAACGAAAATCAATTTGAACGAGTAACAGGATATGAAGATGCTGATTTGCCTGTTAGAAAAACAGAATATGCAGCTGGATATGATATAAAGCCTTATGAAAATGGTGTGGTGTTGCCACATCAAACAAAACTCATTCCTACTGGTATCAAATGCAGATTGAACTATGATGAACATATTCAACTACATTTAAGATCTAGTGTGGGGATTAATAATGATGTAATGCTTGCTAATGGTACAGGTATTATCGATGCTGACTACTACAACAATGACGATAACGAAGGTCATATTATGATACCTATTAGAAACCTAGGTGATACGCCGTTTGAATATAATAAGAACGAAAGATTGGCGCAATTAATTATTATGCCATATCGTATTACGGCTAAGGATAGAACTACAAAGAAACGTACAGGCGGTTTTGGAAGCACTGGTAATAAATAATGGCGATTAAACATAAGAGAATCATTGATAAAAAAATGATTAAAACAATTAGAACAAACCATTGTGAATACTGTGGCAGACTATGTAATATAGAACCACATCATGTATTTTCTCGTGGTAGTGGTGGTGGAGATATCAGAGAAAATCTAATTCAATTATGCAGTCAATGTCATGTCAATACACATGCAGGAAACATGCCTAATAAAGAAACTTGTTTAAAAATTATAGCTAAAAGAGAACATACTGATGCGGAAACAATATACGTAATAAATCGTAAAGCAATGGGATATGACATATAAAAGGGTGATAAATTTATAACGGGAGGTGATGCGGATACATGGATAAAGAACAAGAAAAGAAATATATAAGAAATGCTATTGAATATTTAAAGCCAATAAAATCATGCACCTTAGAAATACAATCAGCCAAAAGAGAATTACAACGATTAAGAAGTGATATTACGTCACTAAGTGCAATAGATTATAGTAAGGATCGTGTATCAGGTGGCGGTATTAAAGAAGGGTTAGAAGCTAGTATAGCTAAGATGTTAGAAAGCGAATCTAAATGCCTTGAGAAAACAAATGCATTGATTCAGTTACGCGAAGATGCAAGAAAACATATTGAGTGCTTACGATGTGTTGAGGGGAAGATAGCATTGATGCAAGAATATGTTAATGGTATGTCATTTAAAGGTGTGGTATCATTTATAGGGTATAGTAAAACACAGGTACAGTCATATAAAAAGGAAGCATTAATTGAATTAGGTCAAGAATTGACCCAAATAGTACCAAACTGACCCAAATAGTACCAAACTGGTATTTAGATATGTGATATTATATATGTGTGAAAATTGCCACTGAGCAATCATTCACCAAATTACTCAAAACAAAATATTAGGCTCGTGTAACCATTCAGTTATACGGGCCTTTTGTTTTGTACATATGATATACCCCACCCCCTGGTGCCTATTGAATACACACAACTCACCAATCAATGATTCATGTTTGACCTCTTTGAATATATAACTACATAACCTTAAGATACACTTATACCTTGTGAGTTGTGTGTATTGAGTAGGCGATGAAAGGATGTGAACGGTATGCCTAATGTAAAATGCAATAAGACTGCATGCTTAGATAATCATCATGGAATGTGTGGTGCTAACAAAATAGTAATAAAAGCTAATGGTTATTGCCGTTCATGTTCGCATGCACACCATATGATGAGACATGTGGATAGGGATGAGGCACGGCACCGTCATGAAGATGAGCGCCGCCTGTCTCATCGTAAAAATAAAAAATAAATTTTAAATATTGAATATATTATTTTAAATTTGGATATTTTTTTACGGGTCCTTCTGGCCAAGGCTGATGCCTTGCGGTGGCCGAGACCCCAAAATTTGCCTAGATTTTAATTTTTTTATGGCCTTGCTAGTGATACAGGTAATGAAAGGAGGCTGATTGATAAGTGAAAATTACAGATGATTTGAAAACAGCAACAGCCTCTCAGTCGAACTTGGCAAAAGCACTTGGGCTCTCGCGTCAACGTGTTTCGCAACTGCTCCAAGAAGGGGTTTTAGCAACGGATGAAAAGAACCAAATTCTGGTTATCAAATCCGTTATCAATTATGTCAAATATAAGGGCCAATCTTCTGCTGAAGAGGAAAGCAGTTCCGATGATGCGATATTCGAGGTTGAAAAGGCCAAGAATGAACGTGCGAAACGCAAGATTGCTGAGTTGAAGCTAGCCAAAATGAACGGCGAAGTGTACTCAGCAGATACTGTAGAACAGGTTATGACAGAAATGCTTGTGAATTTGCGTACACAATTATTAGGATTGCCAACAAAACTGGCTCCACAATTACAGAATGTAACAAAAGAGGAAGCATATAACCTGTTAACTCAAGAAATCGAGGACAAATTATCAGAATTAAGTGAATATACGCCGTCATTATTCATGGATAGCGATGATTTAGACGACGATAAAGCGCCAAATTAGGCGCTTTTTTAATGCAAAAAAGGAGGTGATAGCATGAAAACGGCAAAAGAATTGTGGCAATACGTCTCTAAAATGGGTCTAAAACCACTACCAAAAACCAGTGTTAGCCAATGGGCTGACGATTATCGCATGCTATCACAAGGCCTTTCTGCTGAACCAGGGCGTTGGAAAACGAGTAGAGCGCCATATCAAAAGGATATTATGGATGCTTTCACGCAACCTGGTATCAATCGTGTAGTGGTTAAGAGCGCCAGTCAAGTGGGAAAATCAGATATCATGAATAATGTCCTAGGGCGATACGCTCATCTTGATCCATGTGCGGTGATGATGATTCAACCGACTATCGAATTGGCTCAAGATTATTCAAAATCTCGTATTTCTCCAATGATCCGTGATACAAAAGTACTATCACAGGTATTCTATGAAACGAAATCTGAAGACGGTGCCAAAACAAGAGATGGTAAGAACACAATCTTATCTAAGTTATTCCCTGGTGGTCGTCTTATTATGTGTGGGGCGAACAGTCCGGCAGGATTGGCATCACGTCCTGTGCGTGTGCTACTTGCGGACGAAGTAGACCGATTCCCAGATAGTGCCGGTACAGAAGGTGACCCAGTAGACCTTGCTGCCAAACGTATGACAACATTCTGGAATAGAGTTATGGGGCTATTCTCCACGCCAACTAATGAAGGTAGCTCACGAATCGATGTAGAGTATCAAACAGGTACGCAAGAAGAGTGGCAACATGAGTGTCCTAATTGTGGTGAGTATCATTTGATACGACATACTGAGATGGAATGTGAGACAGAGGAACATAAGGACACTAAAGGCCGGAAGATTGTAGTAGTTAGTGATGTGAAATGGCGGTGTCCAGATTGCGGATCTACATTCTCTGAAGACGAAATGCGGAAAGTCCCTCAAAAGTACATATCGAAAAACCCAGCTGCGTTGCATAATGGCATACGCAGTTTTTTTGTGAATGGATTCACGTCTCCGTGGCTCACATGGAATGACATAATGAGGGAATGGCTAGAGGCAAAAGGTGACCCTACACGTGAAAAAGTAGTTATGAATACTCGTTTTGGTGAATCATATGCGCAACAAGGTGCATTCGAAGACTATCAACAATTCATTAGGCGCCGTGAGAAGTACGGCGCAGACCTTCCGGACGGTGTATTACTGCTAACTGGTGCCGTCGATACACAAGACAACCGGTTAGAGTATGAAATCACCGGTTGGGGGTACGGTGAAGAATGTTGGGGGATCTGTAAGGGTGTTATCTTAGGAGAACCTGATAATAAAGCGACATGGGATGCACTTGATGCGGTACTTGATAAGGTGTACCGATTTAAGAACGGAACAGGGCTTAAAGTAGCACGTGCTTTCATTGACTCCGGCGGTCACTACACGTCAAAAGTATATGAATACTGTGAAAAGAACTTCAGCAAGCAACGATTTGCCATCAAAGGTACGGCCGGAACACCTGGCATACCGTTAAATTATAAGATTGGTAAAGCATCTGGAAGCAAGATTCCACTTGTCATGCTAGGTGTAGACGATGGGAAACAACAGGTAATGAACCGATTGGCCATCGATGAACCTGGCGATAAGTACTTTCATTTCCCTTTGGATGAAGAATTCCTAGGAACTAGAGGGTATGACGAGTTGTATTTCAAAGGGATCATTTCGGAACACAAGAAGAAAGTAAAACGTAAGGGCGTTATCCATGAAATATGGGAACCTACTGCAGGGGTTCGTAATGAACCTTTGGACTTACGTGTATATAACCTAGCGTGTATGAACTCAATACATCCTGATTGGGATAGATTGGCGGAAGTAGTTAAAGGTGGAGGCCATTCCACTACAGCAGTAACTACTCAACGAAAGAAACCAATGCGGAAACGTGTTCGCAGAGCTAGTAAAGCAGCAGATATTTAGGAGGATGTATGGCAACTAGTTATTCAAGTAAGCCAAGGCTAATTGATGTCCGGTTAGAGTGGTACGTCAAGGCTGAGGAAGCAATATTGACTGGCCAAAGCTATACAATCGGAAATCGGACTCTTACAAGGGCAAATTTAGCAGAGGTAAGAAAAATGATTGATGATTTAGTGGCAAGAGGCGCCAAATTACCTGGTATGGATACCGATAATGGACGTGGAAACCGGTCAAAAAGGGTAGTTTTTAGAGATTAGGAGACTAAAATGGCGAGAAAAAACAAGAAATTTAGCGCTAAAATAGGCACTCCGAGGGCTAAAAATAGCGGATATAGTGAGGGAGGAGCCTCTCATAATAACAAATCATTGAAGGGATATAACCCTAGAAAACTGGGTTATAAGGCTGATATTGGTGCAAATCTATCAACTTTACGTGACAGATCCGCAGATTTAGCCATCAATACACCAGTCGGCACGGCTGCAATCAATACGAGTACTACTCATACAGTAGGTGCAGGTCTCAACGTGTTCCCTAGACCTAAGTTTCAAATCTTGGGAATCAGTGCAGAGGAGGCTAGAGCATGGGCTCGTAAGGTTCGCGCTGAGTTTGACTTATGGGCAGAGTCAAAAGACTGTGATATTTATCGAAAAAACAATTTATATGATATGCAAAGCATAGCATATCAAGGATATCTCACAGATGGTGATAGTTTTGCGGTATTTAGACGTAAGCCGACAACACCAGATATGCCGTATACGTTGCGCCTTCAATTAATTGAAGGTAATCGTGTAAGTAATCCGCTTACTGATTCCACATATGTTACAGGCGACCCAACTGGCGTTGAAGCGCTTAACCAAGATAATGGGAACCGCATATTGAATGGTGTAGAAATCGATACTGACGGTGCTATTGTAGCCTACTGGGTATCTAATCAAGTACCTGGCGAACCAATTACAAGCGTGTTAACGACATGGGCAAGGGTTGAAGCATACGGCAAGCGTACAAGCATTCCGAATGTACTGCAAATTAGTAATGATACTAGACCAGAGCAGTATAGAGGAGTTCCTTATTTGGCTCCAGTTATTGAAACGCTAAAGCAAGTGTATCGATATACAAATGCAGAGCTTACATCGGCTATTATTAAATCGTATTTTGCGTTATTCTTTACGGAAGCCGTGACTAATTCAGGTTCATTAAATGATATGTTGGCCGACAATGGTGTTGATGATCCAACGGAACCAGTAGTCGATGTATCAGAATACAATTTAGGACCTGGCACATTAAATGCCTTACCTAAAGGTGTGGATGTAAAAAGTGTTGATGCTTCCAATGCTCAATCTACTTTTGAAGTATTTAGTACCCAACTCATCAAACAAGTAGGTGCTGCACTTAACCAGCCTTACGAAGTATTGATGAAGAACTTTAACTCTTCGTATTCTGCAAGCCGTGCAGCAATGTTACAGGCTTGGGAAGAATATAAACTACGTCGCAAGTGGTTCGCTCGTGACTTCTGCCAACCAATCTATGAGGTATGGTTAATGGAAGCAGTAGCGAACGGCCGAATTGAAGCGCCTGGTTTCTTTGATGATCCATTAATTCGAAAAGCATGGTGCAATGCTGATTGGTTCGGACCAACGATGTCCATCCTTGACCCTGTTAAGGATATGAATGGTAGTACCCTTCGCATTGAGAATGGAGTTTCCACTCGTGAACGTGAAGCGGCTGAAATGACAGGGACAGACCTTGAAGAAAACATTGCACAACTTGCATTTGAAAAGCAACTCATGGAGAAATATGGCATGGGGCTAGCTGATGCGGTAAATCCTTCCGTTGGCTCTAAATCTGAAGCGAAAGGAGGTGAAGAGGATGAATAAATTTTGGTCTGTTAAGAATTTTGTAAATCAAGATGGTACCGGTCAATCTGAATTGATTTTGTATGGTGATATTTCTGATACCTCTTGGTGGGGTGATGAAATTACACCACGTGAATTTGCAAGTGACTTGGCTAGTTGTAATGGTAATGACTTAACAATGCGCATCAACTCTGGTGGTGGTGACGTGTTCGCAGCACAAGCTATCCACAATATGATCAAAGCCTATACTGGCAAAGTAACAGCACATATTGATGGCTTATGCGCAAGTGCTGCTACAATTATTGCCTGTGCGGCGGATAAGGTAATCATGCCAAGTAATGCTCTGTACATGATTCACAATCCATCTGTATTTCTAGGTGATAGCTTTGATGCGGACGGATTAATTAAAATGGCTAACTATTTGGCGAGTGTTAAACAGACAATCGCAAACGTTTATTTGAGCCGTAGCGACGTTTTGACATCTGAACAGGTAAATACACTTATGGATGATGAAACGTGGCTCACGGCGGACGAGGCGAAGTCCTACGGCCTGATTGATGAAGTAGATACGGCGATTACGGACAAAGCTGTTATGAATAACGGAATGGTTATCGTAAACAAAGTATCTTGCAAATACTCGGCCAAAAATGAAGCCAAAATCAAACAATTTTTAACAAGTAAGGAGAAACCTATGACTGAAAACCAATTCATGGCAAGCTTAAAAGGTTTGCTCGGTATTTCTACAAATGAACCTGCAGAAAACGCAGCAGTAACAGCAGAACGCGAACGCGTTGAAGCATTAAATACGTTAAAAGGTGATAATGAAGTCGTCAATCGTTTAGTTGATGTAGCTGTTAAAGAAGGTAAAACAGTAAATGAAGTAACACCTTTCATCTCTGCCGTATCTGATATTCCTGCAAGTGATAACAAAGTAGTTGACCAAATTCGACAATTAGTTATTGATCAAATGGAATCTGGTGCGGATAAAGTGGCCCCTCAAGGTGCATCTACACCAGAAACCAATGATGCAGTAGCAAAAGCTAGTGCAATTGATGAAGTCGTAGCATTTGCGAATGCTAAGAAAGGCGGTAAATAATGGCATATTTCGAACAAGTAAATGGTGTCGCAGCTGATTACCTATTAGGTGGTGGCGGTGTACCTGTATTAACTCAAAATGTAAAAGTAGTAGCCGGTGATTATAAACGTGGCCAAGTTCTTGAAAACAACTCTGGTACATTCCAAAAAATCGCAAGTGGTAAGCCTGCGGGTATCGTAGTATCTGATACTACTGCAACTACTGACCACAATGTATTAACTGTATACATTTCCGGTCGCTTTAATCGTGAAGTATTGGTAGTTGACCAAGCTTACAAAATTAATGATCATGAAGCGGACTTCAAGGACGCTCACTTATTCTTAACTAGCATTAAATAGGGGGAACTATATAATGGCAATTGATTTCAAAGATACATTTTCCTTGATGCAAGCTGTGGAACGAATGAAAACTCCGGCAAGTTTCTTGCTTGATACTTTCTTCCCACAAGTTCCAGCAGTTGCAACTTCTAAAAAAATCGCAGTAGAAACTCGTAAACGTGGTCGCACATTAGCACCTTTCGTATCTCGTGGTGCATCTGGCGTTAATGTTAAACGTGCAGGATCTAAAATTGCTTTATACGAAGCACCTATGATGGGCCCTCGTACAGTTATTGACCCAGAACAACTTGATCAACGTGCATTTGCTGAAAACATTGTGTCTACAATGACACCTGCACAACGTGCCGCACAAATGCAAGCTGAAGATTTGTCTTACTTACAAGGCACAATTATTAATCGTAAAAATAAAATGGCAGCCGATTTGCTTACTACTGGTAAATGCAAAATCGAAGGCTATGCTGACGATGGTGAAACAGTTCAAGTTGATGAAATTGATTTCGAATTTGAACAAGACATTACACCTACTACTACTTGGGACCAAGCGGGTGCTGACATTTATGGCGACTTGAAAATGGCGTCCGAAAAAATTCAAGAAAACGCAGGTATCGTTCCAACTGTGTTAGTCGTTGGTAAAAACGTTGAAAAATACATTCTTGATAATGCATCCATCAACAAAATGTTAGCAATTCCTAATCGCGAAAACATGTCTATGTTCAGTTTTGCTCCTGAATACTTGTCTCCACAAGTTCGATATGTTGGCCGTATCATGTCTTTGAATATTGATGTGTACGCATACCTTGAAACATATCAAGATGATGAAGGTAAAGTAAAATCCTTTATTGGTGATGATGCAGCAGTATTAGGTGTTCCTGGCCGTGGCCGTCAACAACATGCAGCAGTAACATTGCTCAACGATGACAATCAATTCACAACATATGCAGGCATTTATGTACCTTACTACTATGCTAATAAGGCTACACAAGAATTAACATTGTCTGTATACTCCCGTTGCGTATTGATTCCTGAAACTATCGACGATTGGGCTACTATTAAGACTAAATAGGGGGTAACCTACTTATGAAAATCAGAGTATTAAAGGGTTATTTAGCACATGAAGGCGAGATGTATGGCAAAGGCGAAGTAGTCGACATCAAAAAGAAAACGGTTGCGTTGTCCTTGCTTGAATCTGATAAGTTTGAATCTGCTGAAGATAATCCTATCGAAGTACCGGAACCATTGGAAGTCGTTCCAGATGAACCAGAAGAAGAAATGGAATTACCTGAAGTTGATGCGGAAGTTACGGTGAAAAAATAATGCGATTTAGAGATTACATAGAAAGCGATATTGACGATGTATTCCTTAATGAAGACGAATTCGCCGAAGGGCATAATCTAAATGGCACAGTAGCTAAAGCGATTATCCAATCGCCAACGGCGAGGGAGTCATTCTTGTCGAATGGCTCTCACGTATCAAATGACGGATTACACGGGGTGTCTGTATTTGTGCATTGCAAATTAAAGGACATCCCTGAAATTCCATCACAGGGAAACGTATTCCGATTAGATGATGATGTGTACATCGTTCAAAGTGCAACGGAAGAAGATGGGCTCGTGTCTATCGAACTTAGAGCAGAAGCTAGAGGCGGTGTTGACGGATGGTTGAGCTAGAACTTGATAAAAGTGCAGTGAAAACAATTGAAAAAGCACTGGAAACATTAAAAGAAGATAGAGTTCGACGTGTCTGCCAAGCCGCATCTAAGCGTGCTGCAACAACCGCAAGAAAAGCAGGTACGCAAGCACTACGTAATATCTACGCCATTAAAGGTGTATCGGTCGTAAAGTCTGGTGTATCTATTAATAAATTGAATGATGGCACAGAAATGCGTATCAAAGGTGGTTATACTAGCGCTCAAAAGTACTTTAAGATTAAATCGCTTAAACGAAAAGGTGTGTTTGTGTCTATTAAAAAAGGTACAGAAACAAAGGTACCAAATGGCTTTGTTAGTGCATCTGGTATATTCATGAAACGCCAAGGCAAGGACCGATACCCATTAAAAGGGATATATGGACCAGCCTTACCGCAAATGTTTGGTAATGAAACTGTTATGAATGCCATGCAAAAAGAAGGCATGGAAATGTATGAAAAGCGCCTATATCACGAATTAGAGCGTGCGTTAGGAGGTAACTAATGACACCATTAGATGTATCAGACGGCATTGCCGCCTATCTCATGGATGAGTTGCGCAAGCTAAATGAAACAAGTGATGTTGCCACGAGCCCTATTCGAGTATGGAGCGGGTTCTTACCAAGGGTGGATAAGAATGAAGATAAGCGCAAGTTATGTCCAGCCGTAGTAGTGCATCCGTATTCTGTTAGTGATGCGGATAGTTCGACGGTAGGTATTACTGTATTGGTAACTACTTATGACGAGGCCTTAACAAAAGGTCATGTCGGACTATATCACCTCTTAGAGGTAGTGCGTGAGCGGTTACTATCTGATAATCCAGTAGCACTTAAATATGAAATTAAGGAGAATACCGTTAATACAACAATTCCTGATGATCAACCATACCCTCAATGGGTTGGATATCTTGAATTTGAAGTGTACATTCCAGTTATTCGTAGAAATCTTAACAAGATATTTACGGATAATAAAGTAATTGAATAGGAGACAACGATGAACCCTGTTGTATATGTTGGGCCTTCGTTCCGCAGTAGCCGGTTAAATCAATTCATGGTATTTAGCGACGGTGCACCACTGCCGGAAGCGGAAGACCCTATTTTTATGCATTTATTCGTGCCTCTGGACGAACTCAACCAAGCAATGATTGATGTGAGAACACAAGGCACACAATTAAATGTATTCTATGTTAACGCATTGAAGAATTATAAAGGAGTGAAGTAAATGGCCTTTTATCATGGCGTCAAAACAAGTGAGCAAGCTACCTCTGTAATTGCTCCTGTCCAAACTACTGCCGGCCTTCCAATTGTGTTCGGTACTGCACCTGTACACCTTACAGAAGACCCTAGCGCAGTAATTAATAAGCCAATCATCTGTTATAGCTGGGAAGAAGCTGTTCAACAACTTGGCTATTCTGAAGATTGGACACATTTCACATTGTGTGAAGCAATGTACGCACAATTCAAATTGTATGGCGTAGCTCCAATCGTATTTGTTAACGTATTGGATCCTGCTAAACATAAGAAATCCACTACAACAACTGCTACATTGACAGAAAAGAAATGCATTGTAAAAGCTGCAGTATTACTTAACACATTGCAAGTATCTAGTGGCGGTCAAACAGGTGTGGCCAACACAGATTACACGGCGGCATTTGATGACAAAAATCAATTAATCATCTCTGTTATCAAAGGTGGTAAGTTCGATTCCGCAAGTACATTGGACCTCACATACGATGAACTCGATGTAGAAAACTTCGATTATAAAAACGTAATCGGCGGTGTAGATAGTAATGAAAAAGCAACAGGCTTTGAATTGATTGATACAATCTATCATCATTTCGGTATTGTACCTGGTCTTATTGCTGCACCTGGATTCTCTCAACATCCTACAGTCGCTTCCGTGATGAAAGCAAAATCTCGTGTTATTAATAACTTGTTTGGTGCGACTACTTTGGTAGATATCGATACTACACAAGTTGTTAAATACACAGATGCTTACGAATGGAAGAAAGGTAATAGCTATACAGGTGAATCTGAAGTCGTATGTTGGCCGATGGTTCGCAATGGCGATTATATGTTCCATATGTCTACGCACATCATGGGCATTATTGGCAAATGTGATGCATCCAATAGCGATATTCCTACGTTATCCCCTTCCAATAAGTCTATGAATATAACAGGCCTGTGCTTAGCTAATGGTAAGGAAGTAATGCTTACGCATTCGCAAGCAAACTTATTGAACTCTCAAGGTATTATGACGGCCGTTAATATCAATGGTTGGGTATCTTGGGGTAACTATACAGGTGCATATCCTGGCACAACTGATGTTAAGGATACATTCATTTGTGTACGCCGGTTCAATGATTGGGATGACCAAACATTCATCTTAACCTATTGGCAAAAAGTGGATATGCCTATCTTGCCTCGTAATATCAAGACAATTCTTGATAGTGAAACAATCCGTCTTAACGGTCTTACTTCTCGTGGCTTTATCTTGGGCGGTCGTATTGAATTCAAAGAAGCAGAAAACCCTACAACAGATTTGTTGAATGGTATTATTCGCTTCCATAAATACCGTACACCTCCAATTCCAGCGCAAGAAATTGAAAGCATTTCTGAATACGATGTTTCTTATTTCAAAACGCTATTTCAAACAGTATAGAAAGGGGTAATTAATCATGGCATCTATCAATCAAGTGCCGGAAGTACTTAATGACTTCCGTGTATACGAAGAAGGCTCTGACAACTGTTTAGGTGTTGCCAAAGTGGAATTACCTAGTGAATCTGTAATGACTCAAACTGTAAAAGGTGTGGGCATTGCAGGTGAAGTAGAAGCGCCAGTTATTGGACACTACTCCTCTATGGAAACAAAACTTACTTGGAACACTCCAACAGAAACTACACACCGCCTTACAGGTGGTCGTGGCGTACGCTTAGAAGTACGTGGTGCTATCCAATGTTGGGATAGTGGCAAAGATAAATATGTAATCGTGCCTACACGTGCTGTTATTCGTGGCCGTGCTAAATCTAAAGAAAATGGCACATATGAATCTGGCAATACTATCGATGCAACGAACACAATCGAAACTACATACTTGAAACTCGAACAAGATGGCAAGGTAGTTCGTGAAATCGATAAATACGCCTATAAAGATTCTATTTCTGATGGCACCGACTTCCTTGGCGATGTTCGTGCTGCACTCGGTATTTAGTCTGTAGAAAGGACGATCACTAATGAGTAAACATAACACTATGAACGAAACACATGAACAAACAGGTATTGAATTAGTAAAAGCTGGTCATTCCTTACAATTTGAAGGCATCAGCGGGTACACATTAATTAAATGCGAAAAGTCCGCTAAGGGTGAAGATAAAACTATTACAGTTCCGGCATTATCCATGACGTATCAAGCACATGTAGCAGCTGCTGTATGCGGATGTAAAGTGGATGATATTTATAGTCTCCCGGCTGCCGATTTCACTAGAGTGTGCTTAGAGGTACAGAATTTTTTGCTCAATTCCGAAAAATAACAGACCTAGAACGGTATTTTACTGAGTGTGCAATTACGTGTAGTAAATACACTAGCACACCGATGGACTACTTCATTAGAGAGCTAGACGTGGATGAGTTCATAGTCCACGTTCGGCTCATTAGTGATAGTATCGAGCGCGAGAATAAAACAATGAAAGGGAGAAAATAATGGCCAATAAAGTCTTAGAAATGGCGATTGCCATTAAAGGTAAACTCGATGGCGGGTTATCTTCCTCCGTATCAAAAGCATCTCAGGAACTCAATAAATTATCTAATGTAATCAAAGATCAACAGGCGCAATATAGAAAACTACAAGCTATATCGCAAAAGACTGGTAATGTTAGCGATAGGAACGCAGCAATTGCAGCTGAGCAAAAGCTGAATTCTATGTTACAACGGCAAGCCCGGTTACGGTCTAATATCGCAAGTCAGACGGCGCATCAAAATGCAATCAGTAAAATGGGTGGTGCAAGTCCTTTAGCAGGTGCTGCATCAGCTGCGCAAGGTGCTAGTGCTGCGGTAAGTGGTATTACAGGAAAGCTTGCAAGTTTCGCTATGGTTGCCGCCGGTGGGTTTGGTATTGGTGCCATTATAGATAATGTAGTAAATGCTGGCGAAGCACTTTATCAATTGTCTAATAAATTACATATGACAACCGCTGAAACGGCACAATTTAAGAAGATTATGACATTAAGTGGTGTTGATGTAGAAGCGGCCGCAAAGTCTTTCGCTAAAATGGATAAGACTTTGGCTGGTGGCGGTAAAAGTGCTGAAGCTTTGCAAGGATATCTCAGTCAATTTGGTGTATCCTTAACCGATGCCAATGGCAAGTTATTGCCTATGAATCAACAGTTGGATGCAATGGCTAAAGGTTACCAAAATGCGGTAGCACAAGGCCGGGGACAAGAATTCATGCTTGAAACGCTAGGTGCAAAAGGCATGGAGCTTACTAAAGTATTTGAGAACTATGCAGATGCACAAGCGGCCGCATCACAAATCAAAGGCGTCGGAATAGATCCTAAATCACTCCATGAAATATGGCTACAAATGAACATCTTGAAAGCGGAAGCTACGCAAGTTGCATTAGGGTTGGCACAAGCCTTTATACCGATTGCTCAGCAAATATTACCGGCACTAATACCGGTATTGCAAGCTGTTGTAACCTTCATGAAGGATAATAAGGAAGCTATTGCCGCCGTAGTCACTAATGGATTGAAATTAGCCTTACTGTATGGTACGGCTACAAAACTAGCATCAGGTATTACTACAATTACCACGGCATTTAAAGGTGTAGAAACGGCAACGGGTGCATTTAAAGCAGCGGGTGCATTAATAGGTGGTCCATGGGTAATCGCCATCATGGCGATTATTGCGGTGATATACCTATTAGTAACTAATTGGGATACTATCTGTGCCACGTTAACATCTGTTTGGGATAGTGTATGTTCTGGATTGAGTTCAATATGGGATAGCGTATGTTTTGCTTTAAGTTCCGCATGGAGCGCCATTATATCCGGTATTATGGCTGTAATTAATGGGTTCTTATCATTAGGCCTTAGCGCATTTAATGCATTGAAAGCGGCAATAATTGCTTATGTAAATCTATGGTTAAACCTACCAACATATATTGGTATGGCCGTAGGATTCATAATAGGCATTATTTTGCGATTACCAGAGATAGCGGTACAAGTTGGTACTGCTGTTATATCTGCCGTCGTATCATTTGCCACAGAATGTTATAACTTCGCAGTTACTACATTTAGTGCTATGGTCGATGATATTTATAACTTCTTAATCAATTTACCTATGTATATGATCACTTTGGGCGCTGAATTCGTGGCGGCGGTTATTTCGTTTGCCTCTGAAGCATATGCTACGGCCACATCATGGATTAGTAGTTTGGTTAACGATGTTATTAATTTCATCATGAATTTACCTAGTGCATGTGCTGATGCGGGAGCCAGTTTCGTAGCTGCCGCAGGCCAATGGGCAAGTGATGCCTATAATGCGGTATTAGACTGGATTAAACAAATTCCTAGTGCTGTATCTAATGCAATTTCAGGCGCATGGGATAGCATTAAGGCTCAATTTAATGGTGGCTTTACTGTAGGTGTTCAAGCTGCAGGCGGTAATGCGTATGCTAATGGTGGTGTGATTACATCTCCGGAAGTCGCATTGATTGGTGAAGCTGGATATCCTGAAGTAATTGTACCTATTGATGGTAGTGATAATGCTATGAACCTATGGCAAACGGCCGGACGAATGTTAGGTGTGGGTGGTGCGCAGTCAGCTATAGTGCCTACTGTATCATTAGCACCTAGCGTACCTGTGACATCCTCATCTAGTAATAGTGGGGCGCCTGTACAGATTACATTTGCACCAGTTATTAATGCTGGTAATGGTTCAACTGATGATATTATGTCGGCATTGGACGCTAAAATGCGTGAATTTGAACAAATGATGCGTAGCTATACCGCCGGACAACGGAGGTTAAGTTATGACTAGTTATACAACAATACAAGGGGATATGTGGGATTTAATCGCTTATAAGGTGTATGGCAACGAACGATACATTAATCTATTGTTAGAAGCAAACCAAAAACATCGTAATACGGCGATATTTTCCGCTGGTATTGTGTTAACATGCCCAGATGTTCCTGCTGATTCCTTGCCTGAATTCTTACCACCATGGAGGCGATAGTATATGAGCTTACAAAAGAGCCTAGCTAAGGTCCAGAAATGGAAGAAAGATTTAACGCCACAAACGAAGTTAGCACGGCGGGCATGGTGTACGATTGGTTACCAACATTGGGGGAGTAAGGAGTCAAAGGACATCACCGACGATATTAGTAAATACCTTCTTGATGTAACTTTCACAGATAACCTTTCAGGAACTGTAGATGACGTGGCTATCTCACTAGAAGATAGGGGCCGTCTATGGGCCGGCGATTGGTACCCTGTGAAAGGGTCATTACTAGAAGTGGCAATTAATACCGTAGCATGGGAGAAATTAGGGGATGAACAATTTACGTTGCCAATCGGCAAATTTGAAATTGATGAATTCGAGGGCAGTAGCCTTCCTGATGTAGTTAAAATCAAAGGTGTCGCTATTATCGGTAGTACTGACTTGCGGGAGAAAAAGAAAGACAAATCGTGGAAAACTACAACGCTTAAAGCGATTGCTACCGAGAAAGCAAAAGATAATAAATTAAAGCTAGTATGGGATGCGGATTTTGACCCACCGTTAAAAGATGCATCACAAAGTGCTGAATCAGACCTCGCATTCTTGCAGAAACTATGCAATGATGCGGGGTTTTCTCTTAAGGTATCCACTGAACAGTTGATTATATTCGATGATTACAAATACGAAAACGTGAAGCCTAAAGTTATAATTCGTAGACCAGGTGGCCAATATCAACCTGTACAGACGAAGGAAGGCGAGCAACCGCCTTTGATTATTACTAGAGCCTTATCTTATTCGTACAAAAGTAAAACTCGTGAAGTATATCGAGCATGCCATGTGAAATATACAGATAAGGATAAGAAATCCGTTATCGAGGATACATTCGAAGATCCTGACCGTAAGGGTCACACGTACCTTGCTGTATTAGAGGTTAATGAACAGGTTAAAGATAAGGCTGAGGCAAAGAGATTGGCTAAAAAGAAGCTAAGAGAAGCCAATAAAGAAGCCGATACAATGTCTTTTAGTTTTCCTGGCAATCCTCTTATTATGGCATCGGTTACGGTTAATCTCGAAGGATTTGGGGTGTTCGATGGTAATTATTTAATTACTAAAGCAACGCATACATTAGGGGCCAATTATTCAACGTCGATTGATGTAAGGAGGTGTTTAAATGGCTACTGACATATTATCCACATTAGTGGATATGATATTTATTGGAAATGTTTCAAGTACAATTCCTGAAGAAGGTAAAGCCGTTGTTACACGCCTAGATAGAGAAGGTGTTGTAACGGCGCCATTATCTGTCATTAATCGAGGTGCAGCACATGATAAGGACTATTGGATGCCGGCTATTGATGACCAGGTATTGTGCATTATGTTGCCTAATCGGTCCGGACGTGGGTTTTCCGATGGATTCATTATTGGCACATTCTTTAGTAGTGCGGATCCGACTCCAGGCGGTGCGGATAATGGTAAACGTGTACTTACTGTTCCTGGAGATATGACTCTTAATGTTGGAGGTACTTTATCAATTAATTCAAGCGGTGGGGATGTAGTGGTCAATGGTATTTCCTTAGTTCATCATGTGCATGGCGGTGTAGTGTCTGGTGGTTCTACAACATCAGGACCAGAATAGGAGGTATAGATGTATATCGGTTATTTGGCGGATATAGTATTTTATACCGCATTAGATAATGTTCTTACTGTATCGGATGTAACGCGTTCAGGTAGTGCTCGATGGGAAAAGCACAATTTGATGTTAGAAAAGCCTGTCAAACAATTTAGCGGACCTGATGTGGAACAAATTACATGTAAGATTCTTATTTCTGCATCACTTGGACAATCTCCAGATAGTACTGTTAAGAAATTGCGAAATTATCGCGATACGGGGGCTGTATTACCGTTTATTATCGGTGGTAAACCTGTTAGTCAAAACTACTTTGTCATCATGTCTATGAGCGAGGATAGCTTATTCACGGATGCATACGGTAAGACTCAATCTATTGAGGTTTCTCTAACTCTTGAGGAATATTCGGATAATAATACAGTAGAAGAAAAGTCCATGCTAAATCAATATGGTCAGAAGTTCAATAAAGTTAATACGATATTGAGGAGGTTCTAGCCATGTCAGCAACGTATGAAATTAAACCAGTAACTGACAATAGGATATCGCTAGCACCTGAAAGTGAAGTCGCTGAGATTTTGCAGAATGTGCAAACGATTATTTCTACTGTTCGTGGTAGCGTGCCACTAGATAGGGAGTTTGGTATTGATGGTCGCATTATTGATATGCCTATCCATCAGGCGCAAGCTCATCTATCTAACGACATATTCCAACAAATTAAACGGTATGAACCACGTGCCAAAATTAGTGATATATCATTTACCGCCACACAAAATGGGGCGTTGATTCCGAAAGTGATGGTGACTGTATGAGATTATCTGATTTACCTAATGTTGAGTTTTTTAACACAGATAAAGAACACGTTCAACAGAAGGTATTTGATATTTACACAACAATAACAGGGCGAACCTTGGGAGAGGGCGATCCTGTTACTTTATTTTTAAATGTAATTTCGGAAATTATTATCCGATTATTGAACGATGCAAATTATGCAGCTAAACAAAATCTATTAGCCTATGCAGAAGGCGATAACTTGGACCATGTTGGAGCTGTTCCTGCTGCTGTTGAGCGATTAAAGGCAACGAAAGCGACTACAACAATTCAAGCAACATTGTCAGCAGTGCGCACGAACTCTGTCATTATTCCAAAGTGGACTAGAATATCAACTGGAAGTGGCGAATATTTTGCTACTGTTGAGGATTTGGTTATTCTACCAGGTCAACTTAATGGATCCGTAAAAGCAGAAGCACAAATTGCCGGGGCGCGAGGCAATGGGTTTAAGCCGGGCGAGATAAGTACAATTATTGATCCTATAGCTTATGTGGATACGATGCGTAATATAACTCTATCTGAAGGTGGTTCTGATACAGAGGACGACGAATCGTATCGCGAACGTATTCATGAGGCTCCAGAATCGTTCTCTGTGGCAGGCCCTGAAGGGGCGTATGAGTATTTTACAAAGTCCGCGTCGCACCTTGTGGCAGATGTAGGCGTATCTTCTCCACGTCCAGGTGAGGTTAATATTTATCCCTTATTAGCAGGAGGAGGACTTCCTGGGCAAGAATTGCTAACGACTATTACGGATTATTTATCTGATAAGAAACGTAGGCCTCTGACTGATAAGCTAACTGTATTAGCACCTACTACTACGCAATATAACATCGACGCTAAGTATTACATTGAAAAAGGCGCCGATGCAACGGTGGTAAAAGCTAAGGCAGATAAAGCAGTTAATGACTATGTTATATGGCAAAAGTCAAAATTGGGCCGTGATATAGTACCCAGTCGATTGGTTCAAATGCTCATGGATGTATCCGGAATTAAACGCGTTGAAGTAACGGCACCTATATTTACCCCGATTGCAGAACAAAGCGGCGTGGCAGTAGCCAATACAATCGCTGTAGCGCTCGCAGGAAGTGAGGAAGAATGATACTTGATAGCAAGTATACTAGTGCGGAGCATCTTCCGTCTTCAATCGATAGGGAACCAGTTAAGTCCCTTGCTAAAACGTGGGATGATATGCTGGCCGAATTTATGAATACGAATACTCTGCTATTATGGTCGTCTATTGATACTGAACCAGAGAGTGTAATTGATCATTTAGCGTATCAATTACACGTGGATGACTATGATAGTGGGTTACCGATAGAGACTAAACGTGAAATGGTGAAGAACTCAATTGATATTCACCGCCATAAGGGCACGCCGTATGCTGTTGAAAAGGCCGTACAGACTATATATTCTGATTCAAAAACCGAAGAATGGTTTGAATATGGCGGGAAACCGTACTATTTCAAGGTTACGCTAATCACAGCCCCATTAAGAGGCGAAACAGATATAGCTAAGCTTGTACGTGCTATTAATGCGGCTAAAAATGTACGGTCCTGGCTAGATGGTATTGAATTCATTCGACAAATTAACTTCAATAAGTATTTTGCCGGATGGTGCGGTGTATCTAGGAAAGTGAATATCAAGTGTGATTTCACGAATGCATGGCGCATTAATTTGAATACCCATGTAACGTCTTACACCGTTGAATCTAAGAAAACGAAGATTAATGTAGCGCTAGATAATAGCGTTAGATAGGAGGAATATATGGCAGAATGGTCAAATGCAACCATGACTGATGTTGGCGCGAATTTGCAAGCGAAGGTGAATGCAGGCAAAACTAAGCTGACATTCACTAAAATCAAAGTAGGTAGTGGTGTTAATTCAACGAATCCATTGGCATTAACTGATGTAATCTCCTCTAAGTGGGAAACTACTAATTTTGTAGTTAAGCTAGAAGGTAAAATTGTAAGTGTTGATACAGTTATAACTAATACTGGTATACATGAAGCTTTCCGAATGTCTGAAATTGGGTTATTTGCACAAGATCCTGATAAAGGCGAAATATTGTATGCATACCTTACGGACCCTGAACCGGACAGAATGCCGGCAGAAAGTGGCTCGGTAGTTGTATCTCAAGAATTAACAATCGGAATGGTATTTAGTAATACAGGAAATGTATCGCTAACTGTTAATATGGGTGCGTTGGTAACACGTGAGCAGTTAACAGAAGCAGTTAAACAACATAACACAGATATTTCATCTCATCCAGCGATTACAGCTATGATTGCTAAAATCCTCGGTGCAACTAACTGGCAAGAAAATCCAGTTGCTACATTGAAGGATATAAAAAATCTTATCGGGCAAGGTGCTATCGTGGCATCTAAACTCGATGCCAATGCTGGTTTCGTAAAATTTGCGAATGGTTTCACTATCCAGTGGGGAGTGGGTGGTCAAGATAACGTAACTAAGACAGAGGTACGATTTCCTATCAAATTTACAACTTTATTCATGGCGAACGCTATAGATGCGTACTGGTCAGGCTCTGACACGCCTAGGTATTTCGCTAACTCCGTGTCAGAGAGCAACGCAACTAAGGCCGTATTTTCGGCAAGTGATAGATATGCTGCTTCTTATTACTGGTTCGCACTAGGAATAATCTAATTTCCTAGGATAATGAACATAATCTGATCACCGACACCTTTGGATATTAAGCCTTCCCTACGACCATCCAAACAAAACTACCTGTGTCCACTCTGTTGGTTAAGAATCGGATGGTGTTTCTATTAGCTTGAGAAAACCCACTGTTCCAAGTAATAAAACATTCTGATCCAGAAGTAGCAACACTAACAGAGTCATCAGTGGCTAAGGCAATTAGTACAGTGCTGCTAATCGGCAGCGAAATATCTTTATAGTATTTATTGGAATCAAACCAAGTTAATCCCCACTGGGGAGTTATTTTAATAATTCTATGGCTTTTCGTAGCTCACGAATAGTCTTATGTGTGTATACCCTGGTGGTAATATCGCCTTGTTTGTGACCTAGTAAAGAACGTAATGTGTTGGGCGGTGCTACCGAGTCAAGTAAACTTGCAAATGTATGACGAGTATCGTGGATAGTATGCTTACAATTTAACTGTTTCATAATATCCTTGAAATTCTTATGGAATGTTGTGTAACTGATGGTGAATAGATATGCTTCGGTGCTGGTGTATACTTGCTCTATTAGTGGCATGATGCGGTGATGTATAGGAATGATACGGCCTTCACCGGCTTTCGTTTTAGCGTGTCTTACGATGAGGTATGACGATCGCCTATGGATGTCTTGCTTACGTAAATTAAGAAGCTCACCTATGCGGAGACCGGTGTATAGCAGTATTAAAATCATATGAGAGTAAGAAGTATCTACTTCCCATAATTTGTTAATTTGTTGGCGAGTGAATACTCTTCTCCTAATCGTTGGTATATTAGGGCCTAAGGTTAAGTGTATGACGTAATTAGTGATAGGGTAATCCTTGATGATTGCGTAATTAAATAATTGATTAAGTAACGTGCGGACTTTCTTACATGATGAGTAGGAAAGTCCTTTTACGTGCATGGAATTAATCACATTCTGAAGGTGCTGAAAATGAATATCCGTGATAGGCATATCCGCTATGTTGGATATGTGTTTAAAAGCAATATGGTAAGACTTAACGACACTCTTAGTAATAGCTTGTGAGTGAATAGGCAACCACTCGTTAAATAGTTGCCTTAATGTAATGGTATTGCGTTGTCTACGTTTTAGTATAACGGCGTAACGGCGCATAATTTCACCTCCGAAAGGATGCTACTATGAATCAATATGTATTTATTTTAAATGACAAAGGGGAGCGTATTACATCCCTGTGTGATAACACGTTGAGCCGTGATGATATTATGGCGCAAGCTGAACACGATTATCCAAATGCACAATATGTGTATTCTGCAGATGGTGACAGTATGCTAGATGAATTTATGAGCGGTAAATTGTATGTAAACGGAAAATTTATTGAGCCTGATCCGTATGTTCCTACAAAGGAAGATAAGATTAACGCTATAAAAGCTGAATATGAACCCCGCTTCAAAACGCTAGAAGAAGCGCAACGTAGATTGCTACTTATGGGAAAACCTACTAATGCAATTAGCACTCAATATATCAAGTTGAATAACGAAATGGTCGCACGAATTAAGGAGGTGCAATAATATGCCTAAATATATCGGTGATAGCAAAGTTCCTGTTATGGAATTCTGTGAGTACTGCTGGGAGGTACTCAACGATGACGGTACATGTCCAACAGAAGGATGCGTGCACAATGATTTAATGGCTTTAGATGAAGAATCATAAGGGCATGGGGGAGTGAATGGATATTCTTAATGATATTTTAATCATGCTCATCAGTGGTATATCGCATGAACATATAGTCAGTATGGGGGTAGTGATTATTTTAACCACTACATTGTTATTTGTGGACACAATACAGCGGATTGCTGCAGAAGTGTTGCGGTATAACAAAGATAATCACAGGCCTAATAATCCTATTACACTACTAACAACATTGACCTGGTATGGATGGGGAAAAGGTAGGTATATCGATGAAACTACCGGTGAACGGCGTAGATATTTAATGAGTGAGCGCCTTAGAGGTGATCTATTAAAGAAACTATGCATACAATATCCGGCATGGATGATACTATCCATTGTATTTATTTCATTACCTGATATCCCAATACCAAACACCAATCTATTCTTAGACCATATATTCTCTTATGCATTTATGCTGATACCATTCTTCGCTGAGTGTTGGTCTATTATTGAAAACCTACGTGAAATGGTTGAAGATGACCTAATTGATATAGGAAAAATATTTCAATATACGATTGAAATCATAAAGGCATGGAGGGGTAATGGATAAGCTAGCGATTATTAACCGCATTAAGCGGTCATATAAGTCCATTCGAATAGCTGGCATACGGCCAACAGGTGTATTAGCAACGAGGGCATTGGTCCTCGTCATGCTAGTACCGATGATATTAGTCGTTGCCCAGTATGTGCTATCGACGATTAAGGGGTATGTATCCCCTGAAGCGAATCAGCTTATCGATAAGGGTATTCTTATAATTGACCATATATTCGTACCATCAGTGCTTATGACCATTGTTGGATTGTGTAGCATGTTCATCGATAAGAACCATAACGGGATTCCAGATAAGCTTGAGGAACCAAATACATTGCCTATGAACAGACCTGGCATACAACAATTAGAGGATGATATTAACCATGACGAGAGGGGGAAATAAATGTTTAGACAAATTACAATGGACGAGTTAAAAGACCTAGCGCTAGATGCCTATGGCCAAATTGAAAAGGCGTACTATCATTGGACAGGGGTAAAAGGTGGTAAGCACTTCACAGATTACCATATCAACATCGACCGAGCAGGTACAATGTGGACCGATATAGAGACCTTAACCGATTATAAGGAACACACCTATATGCGCAATAGTAACGCTGTAGGCATTGCCATTGAAGCGTGTTGGGATGCAGTCAGTGAAAATAATCTAGGCAGTGAACCACCAACAACAGAACAGCTAACCACTATGACACAGATCATGGCAGTGCTCACTATTAATGCAGGCGTGCCACTTGACCTACAACATCAGATGACGCACGCCGAAGCAGCAGATAATCGGGACGGCTTGGACCTCTATTATTTAGATCCGACGGGCTATCCAAATAATACGTACGGCCCAGACTCCAACGTTGACCGATGGGACCTCTTGGTGTGCCATGAGGGCGACGAACGATGGAGTGGTGGTGACTGGTTACGTGGCACCGCTCGATGGTGGGGCGCTCAGTGGGGTAGTACAATTTAGGAAGGAGTTACCATGTATGAAACTATCAAGAACAAAGTTATATCCGCGTTTACTCTTAAGCGTGTTATTTGTGGTGTGCTTAGCATTGTTTTCATCTATTTCGCATGCAGCCTCATCGGAGGGTACCTCGACACAAGAGCCAACTATCAGCGTACCCGTGAGCAGTTGGAACGAACTCGAAGGGCGCTTGATGAAAGCAGAAATCTCAATCAACAACTCCGAGAAAGCATTGCAGCAAGCCAACAGCTTAACCGCGACGCAGGGAACAGCATTAACAGAATTGAAGATTATCAACGAAGAACGGACGAAGGAATTGAACGCGCTCAAAGCAATCAACGAGAAACAGGGACAAGAATTAACGAAAGCCTCCAATCTCTTGACAACGCAAGAAGCGAAATTGAACGAAGCCTCGACCTCATTAGAAGAATTGACAGAACAAATCAAACGCAACAAACGAACCGAACAGCGCCTTAAACGGCAACGTGACACATGGGCCGTGGTAAGCGGTGTATTTGGATTAGTAGGTGCAATTCATCGATGATTGAGAGGTGATCCATACATCTCCTGAGCATGAGCAGGCGGACTCATGGATTGACTATAATAATGTAAAAGGCCTTACTGGGAATATGTCCTGGTAAGGTCTTTTTTTTGTTTATAAGTCACCGTTGCAGACACGTTAAAAATATGGTGTAATTATGGTACATAAGAGGAGGTGGATTAAATGCTGAAAATTCTTAATTGCAATCCACATTTTATGAGGGACCCGGTGCCAGTGTCGAACTATGCTGAAGCATGGAACGTAATATGTTCCATGCAAAGGGAATTAGGTCAAGGGATACTTGTTGTTGACAGGGAAGCTTGGGAAGTCTTGGGATTAGCTGAGCATTTCCCTGAATTTGTTTGGAAAGAAAATGTAAAGGTGGTCTACATTAATAGCGATAAATCGTTACTGATTCCTGCCCCAAGGAGATATTGTAGATCTAATGTTTTGAAGCTTATCAAATTCTTTGGACTCCACTATTCTATCCGAGAAATATAAATGTATATATGACATCATTTTGACATCATATTATATAAAAATATAGTGAAATATAAATTGATACGCCAGTAATCGAGCTAGATAATTGCTGTATTTATAAGTTTTGTGTGTGAACTTTAAATGCCACGCCATCTTGAGGGGGTGGTGAGCTAACGCTCGTGCGGGTTCAAGTCCCGCCAACCGCACCAAATATAAGGACCTACAGTTTACTGTAGGTCTTTTTTTCGTTATTTTGATATTAAAATATATTTAATGAGTTTATCTTCTCCTTTTAAACCTGAGAAGTGTTGGCAGGTTTTCACAATCCGTGTACAATCATAGTAATTAGTAATATACATT